AACGAGTTGAATGATTTCCTTTCGGGTTACAACAAGTGGGCTAGCGAGGTTTTCGCTCTCATGGATAACACTCAGGCACCATTGGCCGTCCGTCTGGAAAAGGACGAGAAACTAGTTTTTCTGGTTGATCGTCTATTCAAGGAAGGTATGGCCTTTGCAGGTCTGTTGAACACCAAGGGTCTTCGCTCAGAATGCACGTTGCACTTCCACCGTACTTTTAAGTTGGTGGAAGAAGCTCGCAGACTGTGTGATTACACTGGAGTGTTTGGCAATCGTCCTCGGATGAAGCCTGCTGTCTTTTTGTTGTTCGGTGAGAGTGGAGTGGGTAAGTCAGGAATGGCTTGGCCCCTCGCATGTGATCTCCATTGTGCTCTCAGTGATACACTGGAGGTTGCAAAGGAATTCTCAACGGAAATCTACTTCAGGAACACTGAACAGGAGTTCTGGGATGGTTACGCGGGCCAGAATGTTGTCGTTTATGACGATTTCGGCCAGCGTGGCGATTCCCAGGTCGCTCCTAATGAAGAGTTCATGGAATTGATTAGGGCTGCGAATCTCGCGCCCTACCCTCTGCACATGGCTAGTCTGGAGGAGAAGAAGAGGACCAAGTTTTGTTCCAAAGCCATTATTCTTACGAGCAATGTGCTGGAGCAGGATGTAAATTCTCTGACTTTCCCGGATGCCTATCGGCGTAGGATTGACCTGTGCGGTAAGGTTATCAATAAGGAAGAGTACACTAAGGATGGTGAAAGTCTCCAAACAGGTAAAACTGTGAAGAGGCTGGATACATCCAAGTGTGCTGGACCTGTTGATACCAAGCCGTATCTTGTTCAGCTCTACAATGCTGAGACGCAACAGCCAATGTGTGGTGATGACGGAGAGATCAGGACTATGGATTACGAAGAGTTCGTCATGGAAGCATTAGCTATCATGAAGAAGTCCCATAAGCAATCCATGGCGATGAACGTAGCACTGGAGGAGCGTATAACTCCTGCTCGTTTTGCGAAGCTACACCCAATCCGATTCCAGGGCACGCCTTTCGAGCCAGAAGTTGAGGAGGAGGCATTTGAAGATGCTTATTCCCCGATGAAATGGAGTGAGTTCTGTGACATCATGAGAATGAGAGTCAAGGAACAATTCTCCAAGTATGCCACTCTTAAGAGTGGTCTACTGCTGGCTGTTTTGGCGTTGTCCGGATTTGGTATCTGGAAGTGGTTCTCTGCAACACCTGCTAAGAATACGCACCACCAAGTGGGCACCACTGTTGAGGCCTGTGCTTCTGGTGACAACCGCACTCACGTGCAAAAGGTTTTAGTCACTGAAGCTCAGGTGTCCGGTGATTCCCGCACCAAGAGGGTCCAGGTCGTTGCGACTGAAGGCGATGATATCGCTGTTGAGGCTTTTGCCTCCGGCGACGCTCGCACGAATCGCGTGGCTAGGACCCGAGTCGAAGCTTCAAGCTCTGGTGATAACTTCACAGGCAAGGCACGCTCCATTTTAATGGAGAATGCGCCACAGGAAGTTGAACTAGAGGCTTGGAAGGATGCGACGGCTCAAGATCTGATCTCGCACCGCATACTAGGAAACTTGTATAAAGTGCTGCGTCGCCGTGATGGCAACGTAACGACTGTACTTAACGGACTGTTCGTGAGGGATACAATTATGTTGACCCCGAGACATCTGTTGAACTATTTTAGGACAACTGATGAAATCATTTTGGAAAACATTTTTGGGACCATCTACGAACAACCTTGGTCGGTCGTAAAGATCCAAGAGATTGAGGCTAGCAATGGCTACGATAAGGACGCAATTCTGCTGCAATTCCCAAGGCAGGTTCAGGCTCACACCGACATTGTCAAACACTTTCAGACTATGCCTGAAACTAGTGTGCGACGTGTTGATGTTTGCTTGCCTACCCTACGGAGTGTGGCAGATAAAAGCATCATAACCATTCTGGGTAACACCAGGGCTACGATGCAGTGTCTGCAATTGTCGTCAGGAGACGTGACGTTGAACATTCGTGACTGTATTCAATATCAGTTGAACACCATTAGCGGCGACTGCGGTGCTCCCGTAATCTGCAACGAGACTTCAATGTGTCGTAAGATTGCTGGGATCCACATCGCAGGAGCCACTGATGGAAGCCAGGCTTATGCTCAATCGGTGACTCAGGCTGATCTGAACCGTGCGCTCGACAAAATGTCGCGCGTGGTGAAGACCGATCTGGATTTGTTGCCGAATTTTGCTATTCGCCCGGTTGTTCTACAGATGAACACGGAAATCGAGAGTTCCGAAATTCTGGACTTGTTGCAGATGCCTGCTCCCCTCTTTGGGTTTGTGGGTGTTTGCTCTCGTCCGCCTTTCGCAATGAACAAGACGGATATCGTCCCCTCTGTTATTCACGGAGCTGTGCACGAGCCTACGACGAAGCCTTGTATAATGTATCACAGAGATGTGAATATCATGAACAAGAACATCGCCAAGTGCTCGGTAAACACTCCCTACATTCCAGAGGGTGAAGTCAATCAGGCTGTTGCTGAAGTGAAGACATTGCTGCTGAGTGGTCGAGATTCACGGCTGGCTAGAGTGCTTACTTTTGAAGAAGCAATTGCTGGTAGTGAGGATTCGACTTTCCTCGGCGCGATTAATCGCGGAAGTTCTGCGGGTTACCCTTGGGTTCTTGAACGCAAGGGTGGCACGCATGGTAAGACTGGGTGGCTGGGAAATGATCAAACTTACATCTTTGATGCTGAAGTTAGGCGTGCAGTGATGCATCGCTTGAGTGAAGCTAAGGGTGGAGTTCGAATTCCAGTCGCTTGGACTGCCACTCTGAAAGACGAGAGACGACCAATCGAGAAGGTGAACGCTCTTAAGACCCGCGTGTTTGCAAACGGTCCGATGGATTATACCATTGCCGTCCGGATGTACTTCCTTGGTTTTGTTGCCCATGTAATGGAAAACAGAATCAAGAACGAGCAATCGCTCGGTACTAACCCGGTTGGATATGACTGGACTGCAACTGCAAAGGTCTTGAGTCGTTTTGGACAGAAGGTCTTCGCTGGAGACTTTTCGTCGTTCGATGGTACGCTCAACTCCTGTATTCTTTCTCAATTCGTTGAGGTAGTGAATGCGTTTTACGATGATGGTGCTGAAAATGCCCGAATTCGTGAGGTGCTCATGTTGGATGTCTACAACAGCGTGTGGATGTGCGAGGGCAAATATATTGCTCTTTCACACTCGCAGCCGTCTGGAAATCCGCTCACTACGTGCTTGAACTCTTTTTACAATAGTGTTTCAATGCGCATTGCGTACAGGAGATGTGCGAGAATGGCTGGCGTGGTCGCTCCGCCGTTCGGCACCGTTGTTTCAATGGTGTCGTACGGTGATGACAACGTCATCAATTTTTCTGACAGCATTGTTGACTGGTTTAACCAGTTGACGGTGACAGAGGCTTATGCTTCATTTGGTATGATTTATACTGATGAGGCTAAGTCTGGTGAACTAGTCGCTCACCGGTCGTTGTCCGAGGTAGCTTATCTCAAACGAGGTTTCCGTAAGGTGAACGGTATCTACCGTGCACCTATGGCAATCGAGACTCTTCGTGAGACTCCGAATTGGATACGCTCGTGCCCCGATCATGAACTTGCTTGCAAGATGAATGTCGAGGACGTGTGTAGAGAACTCGCTCAGTATGAGGAAGCTGTCTTTGACAGAGAGTCCCAACCACTGGTCCGAGCCTTCTATGAGAAGACTGGGCTTTATCCGGAAGTTAGCACTTATGCTACCTACCTGGAGGAAGTGGACAGGGAAATGGGGTTGTTGGTTTAACTAACACCCAAAATTCAGCTTAGTGCCTACGCAAATGGGTACTAGGTGTAGATTTTTAATTTGCCACAGTGAAGTGTAAACTCCGACCGTTAAGTCGCTAAACTGCCCGTCAGAGTGGACGATATCACTCCACGTTTTATGCTCAGAAAAAGCCAAGAACGTGTCTAGACGTCGGACGCCCTAATTGCCGACAGCCGCCAAAAACATCGGCGCTCTATCATGTACAATACAAGAAGTATGTGATCTTGCGTCACATATGGAATGGAGTACCGGATAGGGGAGGTAACATTATGCACCTCGGAAGTTTTCCCAGACGTCTTTTGACGCTGGTTTTTGCCTTCCAAAGAG